AGAATAGATTCCTGGAGAAAAACTTGAGATGGAAAGAGCAAATGTATCGAATCGTATATATCCATTGAGAATCAGATTAAGACAGTGAAGAATGAAGATGAAAATGACGTACTGTTTTATCGATACATTAAGGGATTGCGTTTTTGGGAAATCGCTGAAAAGATGGATTGTACAGAACAGTGGGTTCATAAGTTGCATGGGAGAGCATTAGGACGTTTAAAAATACCAAAATAATTTATTATAGTTTATTGAAGTTTAGTATAGATGTGTGAGAGAATTACAATGAGCCTGAGGCGGAAAGCTGATGGCTCGTCCTCTCTTTGTATAAAACCCAAGAAGCACCCTTCGGGGTGCTTTTCTAATGCAAAAATTAGGACTATTAGTTCAGCAGGTTAGAAGTTGATAGGAAGGAGTGTTGCAGGATGGCAAGAAAGCTGACTGATAAACAGAAGAAATTTGTTGAAGAATACCTGATTGACCTGAATGCAACACAGGCTTGCATCAGGGCAGGTTATTCACCTAAAACAGCAATGGAACAAGGCTATCAATTACTTCAGAAAACTTCAGTTCAAGAAGCTATTGCTGAACGCATGGCAGCAAGGTCGAGAAGAACTGGAGTGAATCAAGATAGGGTTGTATTAGAGCTTGCGAAAATCGCATTTGTCCGAATGCCAGACGTTGTTGACAGTAACGGGAGAATCAAACAGGATGCATCTGCTGACGATCTGTCTTGTATTGAATCAATCAAATATAAGAAATCTGATAATGAATTTGGAGGAAGTGTTGAAAGAGAAGTCAAGATTGCTTCCAAGATAAAAGCCCTTGAACTGCTTGGTAAACATTTAGGCATGTGGAACGATAAGTTAGATGTGAATGTGACAGCCCCTATTGTTATTTCAGGAGCAGATGCACTTGAGGACTAAATATAGACAGCCATCAAGTCAATATGTATTTGGGTATCAGAAGTACATACTGCACCCGGACTATTACAAGACTACAAAGTCCGGCAAAGTAAATATCAAATTGCCGGAAGTAGTCGGTAAGGGTTACGGTACATTTTGGCGGTGGAGAGGTAGATACAGAGCAGTCAAAGGGTCCCGTGCTTCTAAAAAGTCGAAGACCACAGCATTATGGTATATCACCAACATGATGAAGTATCCTGATGCTAATACCTTAGTTGTCAGGAAGACATACAGGACATTAAAGGATTCCTGTTTTACAGAGTTAAAATGGGCGATCCACCGACTTGGTGTTGACAGCTTCTGGGATATTAAAGAGTCACCACTTGAAATGACCTACAAACCGACAGGTCAGAAGATCTATTTCAGAGGTCTTGACGATCCGCTGAAAGTAACATCCATTACTGTCGATCAGGGTGTATTGTGCTGGATGTGGATTGAAGAAGCATATGAGATCAGTTCAGAGGACGATTTCAATATGCTCGATGAATCTATCCGTGGAGCAATACCGGAAGGTTCAAACCTGTTCAAACAGATCACCGTAACATTCAACCCTTGGAATGAACACCATTGGTTGAAGAAACGGTTTTTTGATAACCCTGATGATGAAACCCTTGCACTTACAACCAATTACAAGTGCAATGAATGGTTAGATAAAGCCGATCTTAAGGTTTTTGAAACCATGCGAAAGCAGAACCCAAGACGTTACGCAGTGGCAGGTCTTGGGGACTGGGGTATTGTTGATGGTCTTGTGTATGAGAATTGGCACGAAGAAGCCTTTACACTGGAACAGATCAGACAGCAATACAAGATTGATTCAGCCTTTGGCTTGGACTTTGGTTATACAAATGACCCATCTGCATTGTTTTGTGGATTCATTGACACGAAGAACAAAAAGATATTCGTGTGGGATGAAATGTATAGTGCAGGTCTTTCCAATGAGCGAATATATCAGAATATCACTGATATGGGCTATGCAAAGGAAAGAATCACAGCGGATTCAGCAGAACCAAAGTCTATTGATCAGTTAAAGGGTTATGGTCTTAGGGTCAAAGGTGCTGAAAAAGGTAAGGACAGTATCAACAGCGGTATTCAGTTTATTCAGGACTTTGAAATCATCATACACCCAAGATGTGTGAATTTCTTGACGGAGATCAGCAACTATACTTGGGATAAGGACAAGTTCGGTAATAAACTGAACCGCCCTATTGATGACTTCAATCATTTGATGGATGCGATGCGATATGCATTAGAAAAATATATCAAGAAAGGTAACGGCTGGATATTCTAGCCAATTTGGTGTGCAAAATGGAAATCTTAGGTACAAAGTATGAGTTGATTAAAAATGATCATGGTCTGATAGAAGTAAATGTTGACGGAAAGTGTCAGACTTATGCGAAGGTTATCAGAATCAGACCACTACAGAATATGCTTTACGGTGAAGCAACAGAAGATGAGAGAAAGAAAAGACACAGCGAAGTAATGCGGCATGAAGTAATTCATGCTTTTTTTAATGAGAGTGGTCTTAGTGACTATTCGAACAATGAGGAACTGGTTGATTGGCTTGCAATGCAGTTTCCGAAAATGCTCAAGGTATTTCAGGAGCTTGGTTGTACAGAGTAAGTAGAAGAAAGGGGTGATAAATTGCTTACGATCGAAGAAATAAAGATGTTCATTGATGAAGATGCTGCATCAGTGAAAAAGCATTTTGCAAGAATAGGTGAACGCTATTTTGACGGTGATCACGATATAAAAAATTACAGAATGTTTTACTTCAATTCTGATGGTCAGCTTGTGGAAGATACAAGCCGGGCAAATGTAAGAATACCACACCCATTCTTTAAGGAACTGACAGAACAGGGTACACAATACACCCTTTCAGGTTCAGATGGTTTTGTATTCAGTGATGTGCCTGAATTACAGAGTGAACTTGATGCAAGATTCAATAACAATGATGATTTTATTGATGAACTGTCAGAAACACTTACGGACTGTCAGACAAAGGGTTTTGCTTATATGTATGCTATGAAAGACAGCACTGACAAGTTGAAATTTACGTGTGCTGACAGTATCGGTGTTGTGGAAGTAGAAGCACGATTTGCAGAAGATAAGAAAGACCATGTAATTTACTGGTACGTTGACCGGGTTGACAAGGAAGGTCACAGAATAAAGAAAATCATGGATTGGGACGATGAACAGGTTGTTTATTATGTTCAGACAGATGAATGGGAAATACAGCTTGATGATAAAGCCAAGGTGAACCCAAGACCTCATATACTGTATCAGGTTGATGGTGATGATAATACCTATATTGATTCACTTGGATTCTTGCCATTCTTCCGGTTGGATAATAACAAGAAACAGTTCAGTAACCTGAAAGCAGTAAAAGATCTGATTGACGATTATGACCTTATGGCATCCAGTCTTTCCAATAACCTGATTGACTTTGACCATCCATTATATGCAGTTAAAGGGTTTGAAGGTGATAACCTTGATGAATTGCAGCAGAATCTTAAGACAAAAAAGATTGTTGGTGTCGGTTCAGATGGTGGTATTGAAGTACATACAGTAGATGTACCGTATGAAGCACGAAAGGTTAAGTTGGAACTGGATGAAAAGAACATATACCGTTTTGGTATGGGTCTGAACTTGTCAGGTCTGAAAGATACATCAGCAACAACCAATATTGCAATCAAGGCAGCCTATTCACTGCTTGATCTTAGATGTAAACACCTTGAAAGGAACATCAAGCGGTTCTTGCGTAAGATCGTAGCAGTATGCATTGATGAAATCAATCAACAGAATGGTACAGATTATCAGATCACAGATGTTTATTTTGAGTTCACCCATGAAGTAATGAGTAATGAACAGGAAAATGAACAGAATGAACTTACAGAAGCACAGAAACAACAGGTACAAATCAACACACTGATGTCACTTGCAAACGTTTTTGGTGATGATCTGATTATTCAGTATATTTGTGATGTTCTTGATATTGATTATGAAGATGTGAAGGACAAGTTGCCGGATAATGAAGCTAATAAGGTGCAGCAGGTGCAAGATGATCTTGATTCTATTATACCGGATGATGAAGGTGGTGGAATAGGTGAACAAGGCACAGAAGGAAGTACAACAGGCACAGCTTAATGATGAAAAGAAAGTAATCAAGCTGTTAGAAAGAGTATATGAACAGGCGAAAAAGGATTGTGAACAGAAAATCAGGGAACTGTCTGCAAGGACAGACCTTGAAAATCTGCAAAGCATCATATACCAAAAAGAATATCAGCAGATTATGGTTGATCAGATAGAATCAATCCTGTATGACTTGCACGAAGGGCAGTTTACAACAATAGCTGATTATCTACAGCAGTCATATATCAATGGTTATGTGGGGATGTATTACGACCTGCATCTTAGCGGTATACCGCTTGTAATACCAATTCAGCAAGATCAGGTTGTCAAAGCATTGAAAACCAACAGTAAACTGTCAAGCAGTCTGTATAAGCGTTTAGGTGAAGATGTTGATTATCTGAAGCGGTCAATTCGTGCCGAACTTTCAAGGGGAATTGCAAGCGGTTCAACTTGGAATGAAATGGCATTAAGGATTGCCAAGGGTATGAACAGCCCTTTTCGTAAAGCATATAACAATGCGATACGGATTGCCCGGACAGAAGGGCATAGAATACAGAATGAAGCAGCCCTTGACGGTCAGCATGGGGCAAAGAAAAAGGGTGCTGATATAGTCAAACAGTGGGATTCCACACTTGACGGACGGACAAGGGACGAACACCGGGAGTGTGACGGACAAATCAGGGAAATTGATGAACCGTTCGATGTTGGCGGTGAGAAAATGCAAGCACCGGGTGTTGGCGGTTCTGCAAAGAACGTTTGTAACTGTCGGTGCTGTCTGCTGCAACGTGCAAAATGGGCATTGGACGAGAAGGAACTTGAAACTTTAAAAGAGCGTGCAGAATTCTTTGGGTTAGATAAGACAAAAGAGTTTGGTGAGTTTAAGGAAAAGTACCTAAGCGTTGCTAAAGAAACAGAAAAAGGTTCGTATTTAACATCTGTTAAAAGGATCGGAACGAATAAGGTTGATTTAGATTATATTAGATCAGAAGGATTTAGAAAGAAATTTAATAAAATTACAACAAATACTGCTATCAATGATGCACTTAGAAGTTATGCAACAGCAATGTTGACTCATAGAAATGGAACAGATGGAGAAGATTTATATATTATTGATACAGATGGAAAACTGATTCTTAGAGAAATATCAGGAAAGAATGAATTAGGAGTTACAATTTCAAAAGAAGATTCGGAGAGGATAAGAAAACAAAATGGAACTATAGGAATACATAATCATCCAACGAACATACCGCCGACAGGTAGCGATTTTGTAGCTGCTGGATATAGAAAATATGACTTCGGGATAGCAGTGGCTCATAGCGGAAGGGTATATAAGTATAAAGCTGGAAGTAAGCCGTTTCTTCCTGGAATGTTGGATGGACGAATTGACAAATACCAGAATGAACCTTATAATTTGAGTATAGAAGAGGCACATACAAGAGCATTAAATGAAATATCAAAGGAGTATGGTATAATATGGGAAGAATTAAAATAAGATCATATATGGATGTTGTTATTACGAATCCAGATATGACACCAGAAGAAAGAGAAGAAGAACTTCAGCGTCTGAAAGAAGAAAGCGAAAAATTAACAGATTGGCCGGAGATTTTTTAATACCATTGATCAGAAATGACCGGTGGTATTTTTGTACACATTTTTAAGGCGAAGAGGTGAGAAGTGTAAGATATATTTTGAAAAGAAGATAAAGGAGGCGTTGTAAATGAATGTTTTATGCTCGAAATTTGAAAAGGCGCATAAAGATTTTGTACTTCATTTTGGATATTGTCCTAAAATTCCAAATGAGATAGATTTTGATCAATCGGCATATGCAGATGATTTATTAAAAAGCGTTGCCGACAACTATGATTATACAGTTAAGAAATATGGTACGCAGGTACCAAAAAAGTATCCCAAACCAGAAATAATAATTGATTAATACCATCGGTCAAAAAATGATTGGTGGTATTTTTATACCCAATTTTAAGAAAGAGAGGTCAAAGATATTGATTATTACAGGTATGGCGCACTTTCAGAGCGTGTGCAAAAAGAAGATGGTGGAATGGTATAACAAAAACGGCTATGCCGTTACACCGACAACACCGCCGATTGATTTATCTAATGTGTTTGTGGTGTGGTCTTGTAAAACGCTTCAGAACTATAAATGCCTGGTATCTACTACAGTAAGCGGCGATGGTATTTATGCAGAGTATACCTATAACGGTGATAAGCAGGAGCTGTATGAAGATGTATACGGTAAAATAACTAATACATGCCATACAGAAGAATAGGAGGTAGTGAATTATGAATTTCAAAGAAGCGTTTAGAGAAATGAAATCTGGACTCGCGGTAAAATTACCGTCATGGTCTGGATACTGGTGGTGGGATGAAGAAGCTCAGACGATTCTCATGTACACCAAAGATGGCGGCTGTCTGGACATTAGAGAAACACAGAGAGTGGAGTATACGATTCAGAACATTCTTTCAGATGAGTGGATTTATGCTAATGGTCGAAACTGTCCGATTCTTGGCGGAGAAGCAACCTTTTCTTTCGGAGAAGCAATTAAATATCTGAAAAGAGGGTTCAAAGTAGCTCGTAAAGGCTGGAACGGAAAGAAACAGTACATCCAGCTCGCCACAGGGATCTCTTACAAAGCAACAGATGGTGAAATCGTAAACTGCGAACATAATGCCATCGGTAATATGGCTATCGCATTCTGCGGAACATCTGGTGTTCAGATGGGATGGCTTGCTTCCCAGGCTGATATGCTGGCAGATGACTGGGTGTTCGCAGAGTAGAAAGGCGGTGATCCAGAATCTTCCAACTATGGGTAAAATAGTATTTTTAAGACATCCGCAAGGGTGTTTTTCTTTTGTCCGAAAAAGGCTTATGACGTTTAAACTGCTGCTGAAATGACTCCTGCAACATGAGATATAAACTGTTGACCGTTCCCGGTGACACCGGATATAAAAACATGACGGAGAAAGGAAGAAGAACATGGAATTTTTAAAAGCATTTTTTGGTGATAAGGCTATCACCTACGATGAACTGGTACAAGCAATCAATGCCTATAACGGTGATGAAAAGAACAAAGAGAAGCTGATCAAGATGGTTAACCTTACTGATGGTGGTTATGTGTCTAAGGACAAATACACCAACCTTGAAACTGACCTTTCCGGTAAGACTACAGAACTGACCAAGGCTAATAACCTGATTGAAGAACTGAAAAAGTCAGCCGGAAAAGATGAAGAAACACAGCAGAAAATCACTGCATATGAAACAGAGATTGCAGACCTTAAGAAAGAGAATGCAGAACTGAAAACAGAAAATGCATTGAAATTTGCGTTGGTTGCAGCCGGTGCGGTTGATGTTGATTATCTTGTATTCAAGGCAAAGGAAAAAGGTGAAATCAAACTTGGTGATGATGGAAAAATCAAGGGTGAAGATGATCTGATTTCAGGTCTTAAAACACAGCATCCTACCATGTTTGAAGCATCCAATGGTAATCAGCAGCAGAGTGGTAACAGAAAGATTATTGAAAACAACCTGCCGGGTGGGGATAAAGACAAGACAGTTACCAAAGAACAGTTCCTTAAGATGGGTTACAACGAAAGACTGAAACTCAAAGAGGAAAACCCGGAGTTATTCAAACAGTTAAATGTACACTAAGAAAGGTTAAAATGGTGAATTAAATGGCAAGAACAGGAAATTTTGGCGGTTTTGCTTTTGATGAAGAAGTATTTACCGGGATGATGCAGGAAGCCGACTATTGGACTACACCAATCATTGCTTCCGGTATCGTGCAGCAGGACAGTTCTATTATGGACTTGATCGGTGAGCATGGAAACGTGGCAACAATTCCAATCTATAAGCCGATTGACGCAAATGAAAGCGGTATGGAAGCACTGAACAACGATGGTGAAACAAACAACACACCTGTTGAAATCAGCGGTGACAAACAGACTTGTATGCTTATCCAGAGAATGAAAGCATTCAAGGCTAAAGACTTTACAAAGGAATTAACTGGTGCTGACCCTATGACACTGATCAGAAATAAGATTGCAGGTTATTATGGTCAGGTTTGGGAAAAAGAACTGATGAACATTGCACAGGCAGTATTGGCAGTTGCAGCACTTAGCGATCATGTACTTGATCTTACTAAAGGTACTAAGACAAACATTGAAGCAGGTACAATTTACGATGCAGAACAGGCAGCACTTGGTGATATGGCAGGTGGTCTCGGTCTGATGGTTATGCATTCCATGATCTTCAAAGAGTACAAGAAAATGGAAATGGTTGACTATGATAAGTATGTTGTCAACGGTGTGATTCAGAAAGAAATTACATTGCCAACTATCGCAGGTAAACACGTACTTGTAACTGACAGATTTACAGCTACAGGAGCAGGTGCAGATGCGGTTTACAACACATATCTGTTTGGCGAAGGTGCATTTTTATCTTGTGATAAGAGCAACTATGAGAATCAGTATACAACCAACTATGACCCGGAAGCATCCGCAGGTATTGACAAGTTCTATACAAAGCAGGGTAAGGTGCTGCATCCGAATGGTCTTTCTTTAGCAGTTGATCAGATTGCAAAAGAATCACCGACTTATGCAGAACTTGGTGAGTCTGCAAACTACAGCCTTAAGTTCAATACAAAGAACGTTAAGATGGGTCTTATCAAGTCCAAGGTTGGTACAGCAGTTGTCTAAGAAAGGGTGATCTGATGATATTAGCAGTTGATGATGTAATGAAATTACCTGAATTTGCTGTGCAAAATGAAAAGGTGATTGAAGAAAAACTGAACGCTGCTGAACTTATGATCAGAGCATACACTAATAACAATTTTCAGAATCGGTTTGTTCGTTTTACCGCTGATAGTTTGGGTAATCGTTTGCTTAGAACATCAGATTTCTTAAAAGTGGGTGATACAGTTCAGATTTCACAGTCAATGGTGAATGATGGACTGTATACCATTACTGAAATTGGTGATGATTTCATCAGAGTTAATCAGGAGTTGTATAAAAGTACAAACCTGATCACTAAGGTGGAATATCCGGCTGATATTCGTGCAGGTGTGCTTGAACTGCTTAAGTGGGATATTAAGAACAGACCGAAAACCGGGGTCAAGTCTGAAACGCTGTCAAGATACAGTGCAACTTACTTTGATCAGGATGCTAACAATCAGGTTATGGGCTATCCTGTTGCCATACTTGGATTCTTAAAGCCTTATATAAAGGCTAGATTCTGATTATATGAGTGTTGGCGGTAACATTCAAGCATTGTTACAGGTAAAAAAGAACGGTGCTAAAAATGCCATAGGTGAGCGTGTAAACACATGGGTTGATTGTACATCAATCTTAGGTTGGTTGGATTTATCAACAGGTGATTCAAAGCACACAACTTTTTATGCCAAGGTTCAGGAAAGTACACACATTTTCTTGTGTGACTTTACCAATCTGAAAAACCTGTCAACTGATTGGGTTTGGAATCCATTCAGTTTTCTGACAGGTGTGATCAGTAAGACGGATGAACAGGAAACCGTTGATGTGACAAGTGACAATGCAAGAATGATTGTGAATGGTGAAGTGTATGAAATCCTTCTGATTGATGACCCTATGAATATGCATGATCATTTAGAAATCTATTTAAGATTTATAGGGGGTCAGTAGTATGTCAGTTGAATTTACAGATAACACAGCAAAAATTAAAGCTGCATTATCGGAAGGGGTTATTGGATTCCTTCACGAAGCAGGTGGTGAAATACAGGCACAGACCCAAAGAAACAGCAGGGTTGATACCGGACAAACAAAGGGGTCTTACAAGTATATGGTTGATGAAGGAAAAGATGAATCAACTGTTGCTGTAGGTTCAGACCTTGAAAATGCGATTTGGGAAGAATTTGGTACTGGTGAATATGCACTGCATGGTGATGGAAGAAAAGGCGGTTGGGTTTATAAGAGTAAGAAAGACGGTAAATTTTACCATACTTACGGAAAAACACCACGACAACCACTCACGAAAGCATTTCAGAGTGTAGCCCCAAAGATAAAGAGACAGCTTGTAAATGTTATTAAACAGAATTTAGGGGGTTAATTATGGTTGATATGCTTGGTTTTATTTCTGATCAGCTTGATCAACTTGGTATTCCCTATGAATTTGGTGAATGGACGGGTGAAATTAGCTATCCTTACTTTGTCGGTTCGTTCAATGAAACTGAACACAGATTAGAGGACGGATATACAGGCGGTGTGTTTACACTTGACGGTTGGTCAAGGGGGTCAAAATTACCGCTTGCAGAAATAAATGACAAATTAAAAAAAGCATTTGAAGATTTAAGGGCAGTTCAGGAAGGAACTGCTTTTTTTATTACCTATTGGAACGGTTTAATGATTCCAACAGGTGAAGAAGATCTTTTTAGAATTACGATAACACTTAACACAAATGAGTGGAAAGGAGCATAAAAGAATGGGCTTAAAAAAGCATGGTATTACATCTGAAACTATCAAGAATATGATCTTGGGTGCAGGTGTTATTTACAAAAATCTTAAGTATGAAAAATCAGCCAATGGTTGGACTGGTACACCACTTGGTGCAACTTCCGGTGGTCTTAAGTTCAATTATGAAGCACAGTGGTTAGATGTTGAGGTGGACGGTGCAACTGTACTGATCAAGGGTGTCAGCAAGCAGAAGGTTGGTGAATCTGCCACACTTGAAGGTCAGATGACAGAACTTACAGAAGATATTCTTGTAAATGCATTACACCTCGTAAAATCCACTTCCGAAGATACAACCTATGTCAAATATGTATCTAAGGAAAACATCACAGAAGCAGATTATCTTGAAAATGTTGCCTACGTTGGAACACTTTCAAGCGGTAAAAATGTAATTATCATTTTACCGAATGCACTCTGTACAGAAGCGTTTGAACTGGAAACAAAGAATGCTGAACAGACAACATTTGCTGTCAAGTTTGAGTGTACAGCAGACCTTGAAAATGACAGCTTAAACAAGTTGGATATTGCAATTTATTACCCAACTTCTGTTGTGTAGGGGGTGTGAATTATGAGAGTAGTTGTAGTTAGAGAATACACAGACAAGTACACAGGTGAAGGTCATGTAATTGGTGAAAAACTGGATATGACAGAAGAAAGATTTGCAGAAATTCAGGACAAAGGGATGTTTGTGGTTGATATTTCTGATGAAGTAGTGCAGCAGGAAACACCTGCTGTATCTGCTGAACAGGTAGAAGATCAGGAACAGGAAACAGCAAGTGAACAGACTGAACCTGTTGAACATGAAGAAAAACCTACACCAAAACGGGATAAACCTGCAAGTGGTGGTAGAAGAAACAGAGCGAAAAAAGAAAGTGAGGATAAATAATCATGGCAGATTTCAGATTTAAGGATTTAACGGTCGATAACGCATTTGACTTTTGTGAGGTTCTTGCAGTTATCGGAGTAGAACAGGTTATTGGTGCATTTGACAAAGACGAGATTCAGCAGTTGCAGGAATCCGGTACAGATATGAAAGAAGTTGGTATTGTCATTGCTATGAAGGTATGTGGCATTCTGATCAAGAACATTTCCAAGGCAAGAAATGAAATCTGTAAGTTTTTTGCTAACTGTATGGAGTGGGACAACGGTACAGCGGTTACTGCTGATGATGTGAAGAAATTCAAGCTGAAACAGTTTGTTGTCATGGTAAAAGATTTTGCTAAGAAAGATGATCTTATGGATTTTTTCGAGGGTGTTGCCGAATTAGTGGGTACGGAACAGAACGATTCGATGAATGCTGCAACCGTAGATATGGTAACCCCTACAGCTATTTAGATAATGCAATCAGCCGGGGGAAATTAGACGCTACTGTTAGAACAGTCCTGAAACAGGACAATGAAGATAAACAGTGGGACTTATACTGTGCAATCACAGCAAACCCACTTGCTGATGATGTTGGAAATTTTGAAGAATTTAAACAGCGGTTTATGAGTACAGCACCGAAAGGTGAAAACACTGAACAAACTGAACCGACAATGAACAATGCACAGATTAAGTTACAGGTGGAAAAAGCAAATAAAATTCTGAATGGATTCGTGCCACCGTTGAAAGGGGGTGGCTAATCGTTGGATATTTTTTCGTTGGTCGGAAAAATAACGATCAATTACGCTGATGCGGTAAACAACATTGAAAAGGTTTCAAAGTCTGCAAAGGACACTGCTGAAACACTGGAAGATGTTGACAAAAAGGCAGATGGTGCAGGTGATTCAGTAGAAGATGCCGGACAAGCTGCCAAGAATGCAGACAGTGGATTTACAACATGGAAAGCCACGCTTGCGAATTTAGCATCTACAGCAATCACAAAAGTAATTTCAGGATGTACACAGTTAGCTGAAAAAATGGAAGATGTGACAAAATCAGCGGTTAGTCACTATGCTGAATATGAACAGTTAGTTGGTGGTGTTGAAACACTATTCAAAGACAGTTCCGGTAAACTGATTGATTATGCTGAAAAGGCATATAAGACAGCCGGAATGAGTTCAAATCAGTATATGGACACCGCAACGTCATTTGCTGCTTCACTGATTCAAGGTCTTGGCGGTGATACTGCAAAAGCGGTTGAACTGACCAACCTTGCTATCACTGATATGTCAGATAATGCTAACAAGATGGGTACTGACATAGGTTCGATACAGGACGCTTATCAGGGTTTTGCAAAGCAGAATTACACAATGTTGGATAACCTGAAACTTGGTTATGGTGGTACACAATCTGAAATGATCAGATTGATAAATGATTCAGGTGTACTTGGTGAAAAGATTGAAAGTTTGGATAACGTAACGTTTGACCAAATGATTGAAGCTATTCACAAGATTCAGGACAACTTAGGTATAACCGGAACAACAGCACTTGAAGCAGGTACTACAATATCAGGTTCATGGGGTTCAGTACAGGCATTGTTTGAGAATATCCTTACAAAAGTAGGTTCAAAACTTGCACCTACTGTTATGGGATTTTTACAGCAGTTGTCGGACTGGATGGAAACGATAGATTGGGATGCATTTGCAACGTCTGTCGGTGATGCCCTACAAAGGGTATTTGACTGGATTCAAAAGATTGATTTTACAACATTCTTTGAAAAAGGAATGGACGGTGTTGAAACTTCCTTGAAAAACTAGGTGGTCTTATTGAAGATATACCTAAGATTATTCAAACGTTCAAGGATTGGTCACCACTGATAGCCGGAGTTGCTGCCGGATTCGTAACCTTAAAGGTTGCTATGGCAATATCATCACTGATTAGTGCAGTGAGTACAGCAATTGGAATTTTAACAGGTGTGGAAGAAACTGCAACAGTAGCACAAACCGGATTGAATACAGCCATGCTTGCAAATCCCGCTGTATTTATTATATCAATTATAGCCGGACTTGTGGTTGCCTTGATCACATTGTGGAACACCAATGATGGATTCAGAGAAGCAGTCACAAATGCTTGGGAATCTGTAAAAGAAGCAGTAAGTACTGCCATTGAAGCAATCAAAGGATTCTTCACAGGTTTAGTTGATTCAATCAAACAGGCTTGGGAGAACATCAAAACGGCAATATCTGAAAAGATAGATGTCATAAAAGAAACAGTAACCAATGTGTTTACTGCAATAGCTGATACTGTAAGTGCAGTGTGGGAAACAATCAAGAATGCAGTGCAGGTTGCTATCATGTTTATTGGTGAAATCATCAGTGCTGCATTTCAGATCATCACAATGCCTTGGATGTTTATATGGGAAAACTGCAAGGAATATATCATTGCAGCTTGGGAGTTTATCAAGAACGCTGTATCAACAGCACTTGATGCAATTTCAACCACCATCAGCAATATTTGGAATGCTATTGTTGGATTCCTGACCCCTATATTGGATGGTATTAAAAATACCTTTACAACAATATGGGAAGCCATAAAAACAGCGGTATCAACCGCAATCAACAACATTCAGACAGTTATTACAACCGTATGGAATAGTATTAAATCAGTGATAAGTAACGTGTTAAATGCAATTATAACTACGGTTTCAAACATCCTGAACAACGTTAAATCAACATTTACAAGTGTTTGGGATAGTATCAAGTCAACCGTAAGTAATGTGATCAATGGTATCAAGTCCACTATATCAAGTGGATTGAATGGTGCAAAATCAACCGTCACAGGCGTGTTAAATGGTATCAAGTCAACGTTTACTAGTGTGTGGAATGGATGTAAGTCTATTGTATCAGGAGCAATCAATAAGATTAAGTCAATTATGAACTTTAGTTGGTCATTACCTAAATTGAAACTTCCTCATATTTCAATCAGTGGTTCTTTCAACTTGACACCGCCAAGTGTACCGCACTTCGGTATTGAATGGTATAAGAAAGCAATGGATGATGGTATGATCATGAATCAGCGACTATTTTCGGTTACAACGCTAAGTCAAATCAATTCTTGGCAGGCGGTGAAGCCGGATCGGAAACAGTAGTTGGGACGCAGAACTTGATGGACATGATTCAGGAGGCTGTGAATAATGCCGGAAGTGGAAGCGGTGACAGCGAAGCGACCCGTGCATTACTGGAAGCAATCTTTAACTGGATGCGGAACGGTGGATTGTACAAGCTGTTAATTGATGTTCTGACAAACGGCGTAGAGTTTGAATTTGATAACAGAGAGATAGCAAGGTTGGTGAAAAAATATGCTTGATAGAGCGAAATATGTGAACCATCTGAACCAAAGTATTGACTTTGGTTCGGGTGGTATTTTTATTACATCCTCTGAATTAAGGGATTATGAATGGGAGTATGATACGGACTATGACGAGATTACCAACTTTCATAAAGGTGTCAAGGAAAAGAAAATGAAGATCATCATTTCGGCATCTTCCGAGGAAGAGGGGATTGCAAAAAGAAATGCTATCTTCCAGATCTTCGAATCTGATATTCGTGCAGAACAGTCAGGAAGACTATATCAGGACGGCTACTATTTAAGTTGTTATATCGTAGCATCAAAAAAAGCGAAATGGTATCTGACGAAGCAGTATATAGAGATCGAAGTAACCATTGCAACAGATCAGCCGGACTGGGTACAGGAAAGAGAGTACAACTTCCTGAAGACAGAAGGCAAGACAGTTGAAATGGATGATCTGAAGAAATATCCATACAAATACGGATACTATTATCTGAATCAGGTATCATCTTCCTTGATCATCAACCCAGCTATCACAGAATCAGATTTTGTTCTTCGTATATATGGTTCTGTGTCAAAGCCACTTGTGAAGATTGGAGATAATACCTATCAGGTCAATATATCACTGAATGCCGGTGAGCGATTGGAGATTGATTCCATAAAGAAAACAGTAAAACTGGTACATACTGACGGATATACGGAAAATGTTCTATGGTCGGCTGCAAAAGAGTGTTACATCTTTGAAAAAATTGTAGCTGGTACACAAGTAATTGCTTGGGATGGCAGTTTTTCATTCGACCTGATTCTTATTGATAAAAGGAGTGAACCATTGTGGAAGTAATGTATACAGACGTAAACAGGCTTCCACAAGGGAGTCTTGAAAAATATTCCGTTGATCTGGAACTCGGAGGCAATAATGACTTTGAGCTTCAAATGAATGTGAAAAATCACTGCATGAGTGCCGGATGCATTTGGTATGTAAAAGACGAAGAATACGGCGGTATTGTGGATGATGTAAAAGTCGACACAGAAAAATCCAAGGTATATTATTCCGGAAGAAGTTGGCGTGGTGTTCTGGAAAAGAAAGTGATCCGACCGGACGCAGGAAAAGATTACCTGACAGTATCCGGTGATGTACATGATATTCTTGCATTGCTGATAAAGCGGTGTGATCTGGTAGATATGTTTGCTGTTCCGGATACGTCTTCCGGAATACAGATAAGTAATTATCAATTCCAGAGATACGTCGATGCTTATTCAGGCATTGTAAAAATGTTGTCTGCTGCTGGGGCAAAGCTGAAAATCATTTACAACGACAAGGATTCTTGTGTGAATATATCATCTGTCCCGATCGAAGATCTGTCAGAGAAATATGAGTATTCCGATGACTACGGAATGAAGATCATAATCGAAAAGAAAACCGGAGGGGTAAATCATCTGATCTGTCTTGGGGCTGGTGAATTGGCAGCCAGAACGGTGATTGATCTGTATGTAGATAAGACAGGAGAGATCAGCGAAAAACAGGCGTATTTCGGTGAGTATGAAATTGCAGAAACATACGATTATGGAAATTCTGAATCAGCTACAGAGCTGAAAGAAAAGGGAATTGAACATTTGAAGGAACTGAAAAGTTCGGATTCTGTCTCTGCATCGTTCAGTAAATTAGACGTGGATATTGGTGATATTGTTGGTGGAAGAAACCGGGCAACCGGAATATTGCTGAAGGAACAGGTCACACAGGAAATTATAAAAATAAAAAATGGAATTGAAACGATAACATATAAGGTTGGTGAGGAATAACAATGGCAACAAATTATTTGGATACAGGAGATACGGGACGTGCTGTTACTGCGGAGTCTGACGGGGCGTTATTTGCCGGGATCTTTGGAAATGAAAAATTTGTACTGGAAAATGGTAGCCAGTTTAAGGCAGAAGTACAGTCCAATAACATTGTAAAAATCTCCGATGGTGATGCAGTCATGCACGGGAGACACGTAAGGATTCCGGCAAATGACAGTGCATTGGTGACAATTAACAATGGACATTCTGGAACGAACAGGATTGATCTGATCGTGTTTCGGTACACAAAGGATAGCACAGGAAAAGAAACGGTTGATCTGGTTGTGATCCAAGGAGAAGATTCTACTTGGACACCCACAGCACCGACAGCAGTTAATGGGAATATTTTGACTGGTGCAATGAAGTCAGACTTCCCTCTGTATAGCGTGGAACTGAATGGAATCAATATTGTAAAGGTGAATCCGCTGTTTAATGTGATCGGTAATATCAGCAAGTTAAAGGAAGAGCTTACTGAATTAAATGGCAAATTAGAGAGAAAAGTTGACAATCAGACTCTAGGCGTTGGAAAGGAAATATTCACTGGACAATATTTACAAAATAAGCAATTTACGAAAAGATGATTGAGTGTGGATCACTTCCAAATAAAACCACAAAAACTGTTAGTACAGGGTTATCCGGACTAGATTATTTTTGGATAAATCCGGCAAATAGTATGGCATTTAACGGAGGAGCAACTTATCCAGTTCCATTTTCGGATAATTCAAACTATAATGCTATAAGTGTAAGATTGACAGGTAGCGGATCCACCATCACAATTGTAACGGCCAATGATTGGAGTGGATATGCCTGCATCATAAGTGTGAAATATACTAAAAAATAGATTTGTCATTTAATTCACGTAAGTTGATTTTTGCTCACATCCGGCGTAGGTCGGGTGTTTTTGTTATGCACTTTTATATATGAAACACAGAAACATGATTCAGAGAGGAGAAGCTATGAAAATTGTATTCAACGATGGACAGGAACTGACAGTGCAGGATACATCTATCCAGACTGATGGCAGCCTTCTGATCAAAACGATCTCAGCAACAGAGGAGCAGATCAAAGCGATTTTTTCAGATTCCATGACAACAAAGAAGATGAACGTGCAGGAACGAGGTGTGCAGATCGCGAGTTATGAAAATTATATCCAGTTTGATGCTGTTGTGAAATACACTGCGGGAATCCTTGGAATTGTTATGTACCAGGAAGAACAGGCACCAGAAGATCGGATCAAGACACTTGAGAAGGAAAAAAATGAGATACAGGAGAAAATTAACCAGTTGGAAGGTTGCATCTTGGAGATGTCAGAACAGGTATATCAGTAATGGTAACTCTATTAACAAATCTATTCATATTACTACAAAACAACGGAGGAAAAGAAATGATGGCAATGTTATGGGCACAGCAGATTATGTTAGGAAAGAAGACTTACGCACAGGTCCCGAGACTCTTAAAGGACAAGGTAAAAGAAATCTTGGAAGATTCCGGAATGGGAGAGCTTGCAAACGATAAATAGTGAGGCGGTGATTATATGATAAGAGGAACTACACCGACACTTGAGTTTACTCTGCCGTTTGAAGTAGATCTGATTGCAGAGGCGTATGTTACGATATCACAGAATCAATCAGTGGTGGTTGATAAGAGCTTGTCGGAGCTTACGTGCGCAGGAAAAACACTGACTGTTAAGTTATCGCAAGAGGACACATTAAAACTGCAGCAATCGGAGTTCAAAACAGCGGAAGTGCAGATACGTGTGCGAATGAAGAGCGGAGATGCGCTGGCATCCGATATCATGAGATTGTATGTAGGGCGGATTCTGAAGGAAGGTGTGATTTAATGAGACTAGAGGTATCATTTCGTGTGTTGAATAAAAATCTGGATGTCGATTTTTCTGCAAAGGATAAAAAACTAAACGCAGAATTTCAATGTTTTCAGCGTATCACTGAGCAGGGGGATGTTGATTACTACGATGGTTCCTACACGGTCACACCAAAAGTGGAAGAACAGAGTCTTCCAACAGCAAAAAAATATCTTGCAGAAGATGTGAGAATAAAAGAAATACCGTTCTTCGAGGTGTCAAATCTTGAAGGTGGGCAGACTATATTTATTGGAAAGGAGTGATTAAATATGAGTGTTAATAAAGTAGTATATGGTGGAAAGACATTGATTGACTTAACAGGCGATACTGTGACTGCGGATAAGCTGTTGAGCGGTATCACGGCACATGGAAAAGACGGAGAATTGGTCACAGGAGCGTGTACGTTTGATGTAGATTCTAATGATGCCACTGCCGCAGTTGCAGAGATTTTAAAAGGCAAAACAGCCTACGCAAGAGGAGTAATGTTGACTGGAACAATGCCAAACAACGGTGCTGTGACAGGTAAAATCAGCACAAAAGATGGTGCGTATACAATCCCACAGGGATATCATGATGGGTCAGGAAAAGTTTCTATTGATGCCACAGAAAAGGCGAAACTGACCGCTAATAATATCCGAGAGGGTGTGACTATCCTCGGAGTGAAAGGTTCGATGTCAGGAAGTGAAGGTGTCAAAGCACAGGCTAAGACAGTCACTCCGTCAAGCGCACAACAGACCATTCTGCCGGATGCCGGATATACGCATCTGTCACAGGTTACAGTGGAAAAGATACCGTATGTGGAATCAGAAAATTCTGCTGGTGGAACTACAGTGACGATTGGTTAGGTGGTGTGATATATGGCAGTAAATAAAGTAGAATATGCAGGTAAGGTATTACTTGATTTGACGGAGGACACAGTGACAGAAGACCAGCTTTTAGAGGGTGCTGTGGCTCATGATAAAACTGGTGCAAAAATAGTTGGTGCGCTAATTAATCTTGCAGAAGACACTGTGACACCAGAAAATCTGTTAGCTGGTGCTACAGCTCATGATAGTAGCGGACAGCGAATTGTCGGAACGATGATACAGTCAAGCGGAGTCGACACATCAGATGCTACAGCATTATCAGAGGACATTGTATCGGGTAAGACAGCTTATGTTGGTGGCGAAAAAGTCACTGGAAGTATGGCAACGCTTGATGCAAGCAAGCCTACAGTTGGTATAGGAAGAATTACTTTGACCAAAGATAGCGAAGACCTTACTATGATTTTTAACAATGTTTCTCTTAGCAACGCATCAGCGTACCTAAAAAATGGAGGTTCGTTTCGGCTCTATGGCAATGGCACATTAGTAGATTCTTTGGCGATGCGTTGCAGAAGATGTGCGAAAAGGTAAGAGATTCACTTCAAAGGATGGTGTTGCTACTGGCACAATGGAAGCATCTAGCGGAGGTTCTGGTGGTGTACAGGTAAAAACTGGAACAACATCATCTCCTACTATAAATACTGGCTTGTCTAAGATTGATAAGCTGATAATCTATGCCGATAAAATCACATCAGTAGGTGTTGTAACTGCTGTGTATTCCGCAGATGGAAAAGCAAAGGTGACATTCTGTGGTGATTACAGCGTGTACTCAAAACCTTGTGGAATCACAGATAGGTCTGGTTTTAGCGTGTCTGGTGGTACATTCTCTTGGACAGAATCAGTGAAAGAATATAAATTCATGGATAATGCTACCTATAATTGGATTGCGATTGGAAGCTAAAACAAAATCAGAACTATAAGTATTTAAGGAGAATGGTGATGGAATATGTAGCAGAGAAGAGCATGCAGAGTTCGCCAAAAGAATTGATGATGAGCAGCACAGGCAGAACAAGAGAATCGTAGTTATGTGTCTGATACAGATCAAGAGATGAAAGCGAGAACAAAAAATGGAAACTATTATATCATCCTGCATCACAGCAGCAGTAACGTTGATAATCTGTCTGCTGAACAACCACGGCCAGCAGGAAAAGACAAGAGCTCTTATGGAATACAAGCTAGATGAGCTGACCAAAAGAGTAGACAAACACAATCATGTGGTTGAACGTACATATAGTATAGAGAGGGAACTTTCTATTCAAAAAGAACAGATCAAGGTAGCAAACCATAGAATTGAAGATTTGGAGGGAATTGAACATGAACATTGAAACATTAATGCAGTACATGAGTTACATTTTAGCAGGAATTGGAGTGCTGGCTTTCTTGGTCAGCGTGATCGTGCAGGCAATCAAGGAGATGCCGGCACTGAAAAAAGTGCAGACGAATGTTGTGGCACTGATCACATCACTGATTCTGACACCGGCAGCAGTAATCGTCTTGTGCACCTATTATCAGATAGTGATTGAGTGGTATTACATTTTCGCATCATTCATTGCCGCTTTTATAGTTTACCTGGTCAGCACAGGCGGCTGGGAACGTGTGACAGAAATGTGGAATCGGAATGCATATAAGAAAAAGTAGAATTGTACCGGTGCAAGAGATGCATGCAGTACATGAAAGGAAGAGCAATATGAAGTTATTTATTATTTGTGGACACGGTGAAGGGGATCCGGGAGCCGATGGTGGTGGATATACAGAAGCAGAACGCGTCAGAACGTTGGCCGCCAAAATTAAAGAACTTGGCGGAGAAGCGGTCATTCTTGGGGATACGAGTAAAAACTGGTACAGAGATAAGCTGATAAGTACTTACAACTTCTCGGAAGATTCAAACATTTTAGAGCTGCATATGGATGCAGGCGGTGGATCGGCACGAGGCGGACATATCATCATCAAAGAGGGATTCACTCCAGACGAATACGATTTGTCACTTGCTCTTTTTATCTCTACATTAATGCCGGGAAGAGCCGAGAATATCAAGTATCGTTCTGACCTGGCAAATGTAGACCGGGCTGCCAAGAGAGGGCTGAATTATCGTTTAATGGAATGCGGATTTATTGACAATGATCAGGACAGAAAAATTTTTAATGATCATATTGCGGAAATCGCGGAAGGAATCCTCAGGGCTTTCGGAATTATTGTGACGAAAAAAACGACGGGAAAATGGATAAAAGACAAAGTCGGTGACTGGTGGCAGGATCCGGATGGAAGCTATCCACGGAACTGTTGGAGAAAAATAGCAGGGACATTTTACTGGTTTAACGAGAAAGGGTACGTTGTCCAGAATCAGTGGATTCAGTACCAGGGAAATTTCTACTGGCTTAACGGAACAGGGGGAATGCGGACCGGATGGAATAAGATTGACGGGGAATGGTACTTCCTGAATGATGGAGTAGTCGCACCAAAGAAACCGGTTGGGGCTATGTTAACCGGTTGGGTTCTGGCAGGTGGAAACTATTTCTATCTACGACCGAAGAGAGAAGGAAAACATGCACAGGGAACACTACTGGAAGGTGAGTTAAAAGGATATGCCGGTAACGACTATTATCTTGTTAAATCAGGAGAAGACAGACGTTATCAGACAGGCCAGATGCTTACCGGATGGAGACAGGCAGGAGATGATTATTACTGGTACAATACAATAGCCACAAAAGATATGCCGCTTGGAGCGATGTACAAAAATAAATGGTTAAAACTGCCAGAAGCATGGTATTACTTCAAAGATAATGGAGAAATGGCTTGTGATGAAACATTAGTAATTGGCGGTAAGAAGTACATGTTCGGAAAGAATGGATATATGCAGCAGAATGAATAATCACCATATCGCACTATACTTAACTTACTTAGGGAAAAGCATAACTGGCCGAATCAATAGTTGTGGTTTCAAAAGGATCCCCCAGAGCGTTTGTCCCTGGGGGATTGAATATTGTATCATGAGGGGCAAAAAAGGGGCAGAATATTGTACTTTGATATACGGTTTCAGAGTTGAAAACGTCTTAAAATACGTTATTTCACATTAGTTTGTACCTATTTATATGCATTGAGTAGCCGGTCTGCGGCATCGAACTTAATCTCTGAATTCCTTGTAAATCCAGTGTTTGCAAGGGGTTTGGAGATTTTTTATTATGTTTATGGGGCACAAATGGGGCAAACTATAAAATTTTTAACTCCCTTAGCTGTTCGTTTCGCTTACTTTCTAATTTCTTTGTGACGTGGAGATAAATTTCTTGTGTAATTCTGCTGTCATTATGTCCAAGCCTTTTTGAGATACTGTCAATGTCAATTCCTTGCTCCATCAGTAAACTGGCATGTGTATGCCGAAGAGTGTGCGGTGTGATTCTCCGCCCAATGATTCGTTCAGATGTTTCACGTAAATATTTAGAGTAGCAATCGAAGTTGATGTGTTCTTTCGTTGTTCCAGGGAAGAAAGCTGTGCTGAATGCCACTACAGTGCCTTTGTGGTAGCATAGGAGCACGTTTCTACAGACAGTGAGTAACTCGTCTTGTATATATACATCTCGCACAGAACACGGTGTCTTTGGGCTTGTAACGATGTCTGCTACATTGTCATACGTTTTCGTTACATGAATTTTCCTATTCTTCAAATCAACATCAGAAGTGTTCAGAGCTGCAGCCTCGCCAAATCGAAGACCAGACAAGGCGAGAAATTCAGTAAGCAACTTCCATTCTACAACGGTCATTCCAGCGATTAACTCCTTTAACTCCAATGATTCAACAAATTTGTTCTCTATTTTCTGCCGATGAGGTATATCACTGAAACGCTCTATCTTTCCAAGATAAGATATGTCTGCAATATAATCATTCTTGTATCCCCAACGTAACAACGCTTTTAATCTGATCATCCATTCATTTAGAGTGCTGTGTTCTCTACCAGTGCCGAGAAAACGTTCTCTGATGTATCCGGCTGTCAGCTTGTCAACATAGATATCTTTGCCAAGAATGCTCATAAGCGTGTTACACACGGCAATGTTCCGTCTGTAAGTAGATTGTTTAAGTGTCTTGACTTGCTCTTTTCTGTACAGCTCGACAAGGTCTTTTAAACGGATTCTGTCCACTTGCGGTGTGAGGGCACTCTCAATTTTATCTGACAGAGTCAGTGCTGCCATTTTACGATTCTTTGCTGTGTTTTTATCCATTACAACAGCTACTCGTTTTGACTTCCCGGTCATTGGATCGGTGTAGCGTTCCACAAATTTGTACTTGCCATTCTTTAATTCTTCAACCCACATAATCATCTTCCTTTCTATTTTTTGAGTACAAAAATAACAGCCCCACAACAGAACAACAGTTCTGCTTGTATGACTGCCCCGAAGATGATACAATATTATTGCTTCATATAATCTGCACCGCTCTTCGGAGTTTGGTGTGTCAACCGTTCCTGCGCCAACAGGAGCGGTTTTATTTTATTTAATTATCCCTGTTTACAAATTCGCTACATACATCTCTCAACTCTGTATATAACTCATCTGTAAGTTCTTCACCGGCATATTGTCTTGCCAGTAGTTCTCTTCCATAAGCTCTCAATTCTGTATCGGATAAGGAAGAAAGTTTGTTGTCATAAACGTATTCTTTTATATTCATGGTTCCTCTCATGCAAATGAACCTTGTTCCAAACACCGCAAATTAACTATTTACTGTAAACAAACTGAATATCTTTTGATGACCAGAAATCAGGAGCAACGCTAACCTCGAATTTCGAGAAAGTTGTAGGTACCTGATATGCAATCACACCGTTCATCTTCTTTCCAGCAGCAACACTTCCATCAAGCTGATTCTTTCCACTAGCTTCAGGGGCTTGAAGTCCAACAAGATCTTGTGTTAGTGAGTAATCATCGCAATAGGCTTCGAAATTCATTACGGAGCTGATGCTGATATCTTTTGATGAGTTGTTTGCAATCTCAAACTCAAGGATTAAGAACTCGTTTCCTTCGTCAGGGGTAGTATATTCCCCACCGGCAGATTCGGTGATGTTCACAAGTGTAATTTCAACATCATTGAGATTCACAGTATCTCCAACGTTAAATACAGTCTGTTCCGGCTCTGATTCATTCTTTGAAGCATCTTGCGTTGCGTCAGTAGAAGTGTCGCTGTTTACCTTTTTAGGTCCGTCATCCTTTCCACCAATAACAGAACCTATGATACCGAGTATAATAATTACGCCGATAACAATTAATACAGTTTTTAAACATCCGCCTTTCTTTTTCATTCGTGTTTCCCTCTCTTTCTTTTAGTGATATAGCCTTGTTTGCTAAGCGCACCACACGCTTTATATAATTACTGCTGATCTTTCATGTTGAAGAATCAGCTGAGTTTATAACTTCTCCAGAGTCTTTGTCTACGAAATTAACGGTAGTATTAATTTCATCTTCCGGAACAGCATTCAATGCTTGATAAATATTCCCTTCCATGTAAAAAGCAATAGCAACAAAGCTTTCAAGACCATTAAATGATGCGCCATCAACACTGACAGTGAATTCTGTCAGATCATCATTGTAAGTGATAGATTCAATGGAAGGGTAGTTTTCCTTATCTGCGATAATTTCTTCGTTACTTTCATCTACACTTTCCTTGATTGAACTAAGAAGTTCTTTATGAGCTTCCTTTGTCATTTTCATGGTGATAGAACCATCGTCGTTTTTAGTGATCTCTTTAACACCAGCTTCCTTAGCTTCTTCATCCAGTTCAGCTTCACCGTCTTTGACAAGGGAAGCTGGAAGTGTAACTTCAACGCTAAGTAGGTTCTTTTCGGCTTTCAGTTCCTCTCCATCATCAGACGACTGGTCTGTAGAAGTTTCACTTTTCACTTCATTTTTTGGAGTGCTACCGCAAGCAGTAGACGATAATGCCATAGCACCAACCAACAACATTGTTACAATTTTCTTTTTCATAAGCTTTTCCTTTCTTTTACGAGCCTATTCCTTTGAGTACACCACATACTCTATATAAACGCCGAAGCGGTTATATCTTATTTATTTGTTCGGATTTGTTGGTCTATCGAAAAAGCCCTAAGTAAATCCTCTAGTTCTTCTTTGTGTTTTGCGTCTAATTGCCTGTATGCATCTACTAAATATAATTCTTTTTGCGATAGATTGTCGATAGATACAGAAGGCTGAACGAGTACATCTTTTAAATTGGTTATTAAATGGTAAACGCTAATGGTTGTATCAAAGCAAGCAATTATAGAAAGAATTATAGAAAAAAGCAAGATTACTGTCATTACGTCTACTACAGGAATTAAAATTAACAAGGACTTAAAAATTGTTGCCAGGAAAAGCAGGGCTAATAAACACAATAATGATATTGTGTTTTCACAAAGCTCTTTTAAAATTTTAGTACTGTTTTGTGCCCATACTGATTGATTGGTCACTTTTTCTTTATACTTTTCTAAAATAGTGATTAGTAGTGCCACAATAGTTAAAGAAACGGAAAAAAGTGCAATTTCTATATTAATTACCACGCCATAATTAATAACATCTTCGTCAAATGGCGATAAAGTAATAGTTAAAGCAACAGAAGTGGCAAGACATGACGCCAACAAAATAAAAATTTTTT